CCGATTCCGCACCCTACCGGCGGGTCGGAATCTGAATCGTCCTCTCTGAGAGCCTCTGAGAGCCTCGGAGGATAATACGATACGCTGCGTCTCGTAATTGATTTAGCCCCACTCGACCCCTATCTGATGCACCGTCAGATACCGGATAGGGTTTCTGACATAGCGTCAGATAGCCGGGGGGTCGGGAGCCTCAGGAAAACGGCCATTTTCCTCAGGAAAACCAGCATTTTCCGGGGGAGAATCACCGTTCTCCGCAGGATAACCACCGTTACCCATTCCCGTGGGGATTCCCCCGAGGGTCCATGGGCTTCAGGGCGCGATCTGGCTAACCCGTCACCCCCCTGCTCGTGCGCGCGCGCGCGTGGGGGTACACATGATTTTGCTCAACCGATTTTCAAACTACTTTCCCGAGGGTCCAGCAGCTTTCTTCGGCGGGAATCATGTTAAATACCTGATTTAAAATACTTTTTGGGTGGTTCCATATAGCGGGCGAGGGGTATTCAAAATAAATTTTGAATAAACCGGGGGCTATATAGGCCCTAATTAACCTATTTAGGATAGATAGGATAGGAGATTTTAGGAAGTATAGATTCGGGGAGGGAGTCTAAAACCGTTAGGAGCGTATAGGGTAGGACTGAAATCAAAGCATCCTAGAAGGGGCTCCCTGTTTAGGAATTACTATATAATACCTAACCCGGAATCTTCCGTTTAGCAAGAAGTATTTGTCAACCCCGTGGGACATGCTTATAATCGTTATATAAATTACTTATCCATTGCCACCTGAAATCCAATAGACGGACACTAGAGGGTGGCAATGGTGGACCCCCCGTTGGGGTATGGCTGCCGGTGTGCTAGATCTAAACCGAAGAGAGACCAGAACTTTACTTGAAATGATAATTACAGTATTATTTATTATTAGAGATGCAATGTTTAGTAGATCAACGCTGAGGTAGAGTTTGCTTTCAAACATAAATGACATATCTCTATACATGGATAGGCTCGACGAGTTGGATGAAGCAACTCTTCAAGAGATTCTATCCCTTGCAACAAAGCTGGAGAAGTGTTCCCGGCGGGAGAAGTCTCAAGACAAATTCTTGAACTTCGTTAAGGGGGTCTGGCCCACGTTTATCGAAGGGCAGCATCACAAGATGATGGCGGAAGCGTTTGAGCGCGTAGTCTCAGGAAAGAGCAAGCGGCTGATTATAAACATGCCGCCGCGCCATACGAAAAGCGAGTTTGCTTCGCACCTCCTTCCCGCTTGGTTTCTCGGGAAGTACCCCAACAAGAAAATAATCCAAACATCCCACACAGCAGAACTGGCTGTTGGTTTCGGCAGAAAAGTCCGAGACCTGATCGGAAGCTCAGAGTACAAAGATATTTTCCCGCAGGTAGACCTGAAGGCAGATGCCAAGGCTGCTGGCCGTTGGAGTACAAACTTCAAGGGAGAGTATTTCGCTGTTGGTGTTGGCGGTGCTGTGACTGGTCGTGGCGCTGACCTTCTGATTATTGATGACCCTCACTCTGAGCAAGAGGGTCAGACGGCAGACCCGCACGTCTTCGACAAAGTGTATGAATGGTACACATCCGGGCCTCGCCAGAGATTACAACCGGGTGGCGCGATTGTAATTGTGATGACTCGTTGGAATAAAGCAGACCTTACTGGAAAAATTATAAAAAAGTCTATCGAGGAAAAGGGTGTTGATGAGTGGGAAGTAATTGAGTTACCTGCTATACTTCCTTCTGGCAATCCATTGTGGCCCGGATTCTGGAGTGCCGACGAGTTAAATAAAATAAAAAACGAACTCCCTGCGTCTAAGTGGAATGCTCAGTACCAACAGAAACCTGCTGCTGGCACTTCGTCAATTATTAAGAAAGAGTGGTGGCAGGAGTGGGACCATGATGAGCCGCCGGAATGCGATTTCATCATTCAATCTTGGGACACTGCTTTCACAAAGTCTTCTAGGTCTGATTACTCCGCATGTACAACTTGGGGCGTTTTTTATATGGATGGTCCCTCTGGGAGACCTCAGCCTAATATTATTTTGCTTGATGCAATGAAAGAGAGAATGGAGTTTCCTGAGCTGAAGGAAAGAGCATACGAAATGTACGCCCGGTGGCAGCCTGACTCGTTGATTGTCGAAGGCAAAGCTGCGGGGCTTCCCCTTGTTTACGAAATGAGACAGCGCGGAATACCCGTGCAGGAGTATTCACCCTCAAGGGGAAACGACAAGATCGTCAGAGTAAACGCAGTGTCAGACTTATTTGCTTCCGGGGTGGTCTGGGCACCGACTCGGAAGTTCGCAGAAGAAGTGGTCGAAGAGTTCTCAGACTTTCCCGTGGGAGAACATGACGATCTTGTTGACTCCTCAACGCAAGCACTCATCCGGTTCAGGCAAGGTGGCTTTATATCCTTGGATACTGATATGGACGAAGGCGATTACTTCGAGCCCGTCAGGGCTTCGTACTACTAGAGGCTAACATGGCAGTAGAAAGTAACTTAACTGAGATCACCCTGCCTGATGGTACTCTCGTTGTTGAAGAAGAAGCAGTAGTCGAGATCGAGGAAGAAGGACCGATTACTACAGAAGACGGGATTGTAATCCAGCAGACCGAAGACGGTGGCGTGCTGATCGACTTCGACCCTAGCGCCACGGGAGAAGCGATTGGCTTTTATGACAACCTCGCGCTCCACATGGAAGACGATGCGCTTGACCATTTAGGAATTGATCTTGTCGATAAATACGAATCAGACAAGGAATCCAGAAGAGATTGGGAAGATGGATACGTCAAAGGTCTGAACCTTCTTGGATTAAAGATCGACGAAAGGACCGAGCCTTTCAATGGAGCTTGTGGCATAACCCACCCTCTTCTTTCCGAAGCAGTTGTTCGTTTCCAGTCTCAGACGATTAGTGAGATATTTCCTGCGTCGGGTCCGGTGCGAACCAAGATTGTAGGCAAGGCTGACTCTTCTGTCGTAAAGCAGTCTAGGCGTGTTCAGGATTATATGAATTATCTGCTGACTGACGTAATGAAGGATTACCGCGAAGAAGTAGACCGGATGCTCTTCTCGCTACCCCTTGCTGGATCTGCGTTCAAGAAAGTTTATTGGGAAGCAGACAAAGCAAAGCCTGCTGCGGTCTTTGTCCCGGCAGAAGATCTTGTAGTTCCCTACGGAGCAACCTCTCTAGCTACTGCGCCTAGAGTGACCCATGTGATGAGGAAAGATAAAAACTGGGTCAGAAAAATGCAGGTTGCCGGTGTTTACAGGGATATTGATTTGTCCCTTGCTGCGTCTGATATGAATGAGGTTCAAGACAAGATCGACCAGCTTATCGGAGGATCTAGCTCTGCAATAGACGATGATCGCTACACCTTGTTAGAGATTCATGTTGATCTCGACTTAGAAGGATTTGAAGATGAGAGCATGGGCGAAGAGACAGGGATTGCTTTGCCCTATGTCGTTACGATCGACTTGGGTTCATCGACTGTTCTTTCTGTCTACAGAAATTATTTAGAGACCGACGCAACCAGAAGCAGAAGAGATCACTTCGTACACTACCAGTACATCCCCGGCTTCGGTTTCTACGGCTTTGGGCTGATACACCTTATCGGCGGCATCGCGCAGGGCGCGACCAGTATCCTTCGCCAGCTTGTTGATGCAGGCACCTTTGCGAATCTCCCCGGCGGATTCAAGTCCAGAGGGTTGAGGCTGAAGGGCGAAAATGTCCCGATCGCTCCCGGCGAGTGGCGGGATGTAGATGTCCCCAGCGGTAAGATTGCAGACAACCTTATGGCAATGCCATACAAAGAGCCTTCTCAAGTGCTGCTGTCTCTTCTTGGCAGCATCATCGAAGAAGGCCGAAGGTTCGCTTCACTCACGGATATGAATATATCCAACGTAAATCAAGAAGCTCCGGTCGGGACCACTCTTGCTTTACTTGAGCGAAACTTAAAAGTGATGACTGCGATCCAAGCAAGAATCCATGCTTCCATGAGGAATGAGCTTTCTATTCTCAGTGGAATAATTGGATCTAATTACAATGAGTATCCTTATGAACTCGATGATGAGGATGCGTCGATAAGAAGAGATTTCGACGGAAGAGTTGATGTGATTCCTGTTTCTGATCCGAACTCTTCCACGATGGCTCAAAGAATACTTCAGTATCA